ACTGGGGAGCATTAGTGCCTATATGGAATAATGTGAGTGTTGACGAGAAGCGATGGGGAGTTATTTTGTACCCAATCCTTCGCATCTATCCCGGCAAGTCTTTTAAGTGCTTAAGATTATTGAAGACTAAGACTATGGACAACGTTGAGGATTAGGGATGAGCGCACAGGACGACATAATCATCTATCCTGACATGGTTGTTCCGCAGGAAGCGTTAGACTTCCTCGAATATCTGAATGCACAGAGCGTCACTCAACTAGGCATAAGCGATATAAAGATGCTCAAGAAACCGGCAAGGACAGCATCGGGCGCACAGCACTTGGATATGATGGACAAGATGTTGGAACAACGAAGAATGAGGGAACATGTCAACCGTCGATAGAATCTCCATACTCCAAGCAGAACTAGCCGCGCTCAAGAAGCAGCGCAAGGAACAGGTTATCGCCACCAAGAAAGAACAGCAGTGGGTAAGCGTCAAGAAGCGTTTACCTGAGAGTCAAGATCAGCGCGTTATCGTATGGCGCGAGGATCATATTGAACTGTGCTGGTTCTCAAAAGGAAAGTGGTACACATACAACGGATCATTCTTCTTAGAGGGAAAGGACGTGATCGACGGGGTTTCTCACTGGCTTGGAACTGATTGGATGCACTCGAAATATTCTCCATCCTACGGCCCAGGAATCAAGAACTTCCTGCTTTACCACTGGTACAATCTGACCGATAAAGCATCTGACGTGGCTTACGATCTACGCCCAAAGGGATGGTCGAAGGCGGCGCAGATGGATAAAAAGGTGGTATTCTTCAAGGACTCCTCTGGTCGGATCATGGCTGGTATGCCTGAGAACATTCCTGCGCCGAAAGGATACGAAAAGATTGTTTGCGGTAGTGCTCTTGAGGCTGAGCGATATTCGTCCCTACAACGCCGTCAGGAACAAATCGAGCATCGTTACCAGCAGGAACAAAGGGGAGCGGTAGAGGGCCAATTCGCAGAAGAATTGCGTTCCGAGATGCGGACAAAAATGGCGAACGCAAGGAATAATCTGAATAAAGATTTCATGCGCCGTGCTCTGCAAAGAATGGACGGCAAGACAGACCCAACCGCCTACGAACGGGAAAGCTACCTTCATAGCGAAGCCTACGAGAGAAATCACTAGACTATTGAGGAGGTTTGGTTTAACATTCATTTCAGCCGATACCGAGGTGGGACTCGGAATCTAAAGACGTGACCGGGAGGAAACGGAATGATGGGTGACCTACCTTAGACTTGAAACTCCGGTTGCCAAGCAGACAGAGAGTATTCGTTGGCAGGTTCCGCCTTGGGAAGCTCTTGACTCTGAAAAAATTGCTTGGGTTGACTCGCAGGTAACCGAGGCTGAGGGTTGGCTCTCTGGCCAGCCTAGCTATAAGAATCTAAACGCTAATCTACGTGTTTTCGATGGAATATTTAGAGATAAAACCAAGAGTTCGCTGGTCACTAATGAGTTAAGATACAGCATCAACAAATTCTGCACAACAATGGCGGAAGTACGTGAGATCGCTGGGTTTAGCTCTGACGTAGAAGTGTACAAGAAGATGGCGGAGATGCTTACAAAGGTCTCGAAATGCGTCTATTTAGAATCAGACTTTCCACTTCAAATTCTCAAGGTTCTGCAATACGCCACCGTCATGGGTGTCGGTTACCTATGGAGCAAAGTTAGAGGCTCTGACTACAATTTTGGACCGAGAGAACTTGTCTTTGACGCGCTAGGGCTATTGGACGTAATGCCTACGCAGGTTCCGTCAAAAACCAATGACGTACAGGATGCTTATTCAGTAACGGTTTACGATTACATGCCTATCGCGGAGGCGTGCGCAAGATTTCCGTTATTTGCAGGACAACTCCAGACGGTCGGACGATCAAATTACAAGTCTCTGATTCAGGCACAGCGTCAGGACTTTGCGGCGACGTGGCGTTATGGGCAAGTGGGAGAAACGCAGAGCCAGAGCTTCGGAAATCTCTACACAGAAATACGATACACATTCGTTCGGGATATTCGGATCAACACATCTGGCTTTGAAATGAATATGGGTAATGAAGGAACCTCATGGTTTTACAAGGTTCCATTCTTGGGTCAGGAAATATTCGGCGGGATGAGGAATGGTCAACCTTACATGCGCCCCGCCATGGTTGAGGATTGCAGGATATATCCAAACCTGCGGCTCATCACCACTTCAAATGGACTCGATAGAGTAATGTACGACGGCACCTCGTTCGACTGGGACCCAAAGATTCCAATCATTCAGTACACGGTTGACGATGTAGCTTGGGAGCCGTCAGGACGGTCATTAGTTGGGGATGTAGCTTCTATCCAGACAACGATTAGGAAGCATGAGCGCAAGGTCGATCAGACCATGACCGCAAAGAAGAATCCTCCAATGGGCTACGATCTGGACACCAACGGTGGAGCTAAGATTGAGCACTTCGACATATTTGAGGAGGACGTTCGTCTTGGACTAGCAGGCGGTCAGGAACCAACAAAAGCATTCCAATCCCTATTGCCTGATTCGGTAACGGTAGATGGAATGGACTTTACTTGGCTCAAATACCTAAAAGATGGAATGCTCGCGCAATTAGGATTAAACGACGTTGGAAACCTAGCGAACATGAAGTTGAACCTCGCCAACGACACAGCAGACAAAGAAGTTGGGGCTATCGGTCCTATCACTAGAGGGATCGCGATGAGGATTGAGAAGGCGAACAAGAAGCTGGGCGAGAGGATGAAGTACCTTATTCCTCAATGGTTTGACGCTGCTAGGTTGATTGAGTACGTAGGTCAGGACGGCATGGCTAAGGAAATGTTTGACTACAATCCTGACGACATGGTGCCAAGCCACTTGCCCGATGAGTTTGTAAATGGAAATATGTATCCCACGACGCCTTCGATGTACGACAGGCTGACGAGGGCAAAGTATTTTGTCAGGAAACTGCGGTTGATTTCGGTGCCTAGCACACTGCTCAAGATCACGCAGATGCAAGAGCAACTGAAGTGGTTACAGCTTAAGAGGACTCCCGATTGCCCGGTTAGCTGGGAAACGACAATGGAAAAGCTCGACATTGCTAATCCAAAGGACGAAATGAAAAAGTATTTTAAGGAGCAGACTGAGTTGACCAAAGCCAAGTTAATTGGTATGGCAATGGCGCAGGAGGAAATGAAGAAACTTGGTTTGCAGCCTCCAGAGGAAGGCGGAGGCGGTAAAGGTGGTGGCAAGGGTGGAGGTGGCGGATTACACGCTGGTGGACGGCCTCCGAGCGGGCAACGGCCTGCTAAAATTTCTCAAAAGGGCGGAGCAGGCGGAGCACCCAGGACAACGGTGAAAGAATCGTAACTGTAAGAATCTAAACAACTAAGGAGAGGGAATGGCATTCAAAATCAAAAGTCAAGTCGATCATCTTTTAACAGACGTAGTTGTTGAAATGCCTGCCGATGCTAAGGATGTGCATGAGCAGCTACGCGGCATGAAGACATGCGGAGATATGAAGGTCCAATATAACCAAGGTGGGGTTATTGGAATCGCATTCACGCAAAAAACAAAACTGACAGAGGCGCAGTCGAAAGAGTTTCGTATCGCTCTTGGAATTGAAACGAAAATAATCTGAAAATAGCTCTTGACAAACGCTTTGTTTTGTTGTCTTATGTAAAAGATACGTAGAGATGCTTGCCACCCTAGTGAAGGGAAAGGTAGAGGCTCAAGGCCAAGAAAAGGCTTTGAGCCTTTTCGTTTGTCCAGAACCTAACCCAAATCACAAAAGGAGAACATCATGAAGCATCGCGTAGGCGGAAAAAAGGGCGGCAAGAAGGCTCATGTCAAGAAGAGCAAGGGTCACAAGCGCCACAGCAAAAAGTCCATTGTGAAGGCATAACGGTAGTCCATCAGGAGAACTGACAGTGGCTACTTCAATGCCCCCATCACCGGATCAAGGAGGATCGCCAGCAGGTGGTCCTCCTCCTCCACCTCCTCAAGGTGGAGGCCCAGGCGGTCCTCAAGGCGGTCCCCCATCTCAGGGACCAGCCAATCAAGTCCAACAGCTTTTAGGGCAGTGGTCCAACGTCGCCCAGCAAATCTCGCAGGCGTATCCACAAATTGCGTCACAAATGAACAAAATCGTGCAAGCGATAGGAGAGGCACAGACAGCAATGGTTACGCCTTCTCAGCCCACTCCAACCTCGCAGCAACCACAAGTAGGTTA